AATGACTGATAATGATGTAAGAAAGGCTATCTATAATGAAAAGGAAAGTCAGATAGAGCAAGATATGGCTCCCTTTGGATTTTTTAGTGATGGATTACAAGATGATAGCTTTAGAGATGCACAAGGAGATAACTGGACTACGGTGAATGTAGATGAATATGGAAGCATGAGTCATATGTGGGAATATATGTAAATACTTTAGAAAGTAAGATTTTAATAAATATTTTTAGATTATTTCGGACTTTCAAGGGAGAGCAAACAGATGCCAGTAAATTTAGCATCGCCCGGCGTAGTCATTAGAGAAGTTGATCTTACCCTAGGTAATGTAAGCACTTCTAATGAAAGCGTTGGCGCAATTGTTTCCCCATTTTCAAGGGGACCTGTTGACGAGCCTGTACTAATCACGAGCGAAAATCAGCTACTAGAGACGTTCGGTGAGCCTTCCTCTACCGACAGACAATATGAGGGATGGTTAACCATTTCTTCTTATCTTGCTTATGGTGGCGTTGTTCAAGTTGTCCGTAGTGATAATGAGAACATTACTAACGCTTACATTGGTACTTCAGCTTCAGGAATTAAAATCAATAGTATTGAGGATTATGAATCTCGTGGTTATGACGAGAATATTATTCCTGGTATTACATATGCAGCAAGAAATCCAGGTTCTTGGTCGAATGGAACATTAGTTGCTGCTATTGATAGTAGAGCTGATCAGATTTTATCAGTAGTTGGTTTAAGTACACTTCCAGTTCCAATTCAGGTTGGAAATGGTGTTCTTCAATTTATTGATAATCCAGTTCCAGGCGCAGGAACAACTTCTTCAGCTAGAGGTTACCTAAAAGGTATTGTAAGTGGTATTGATTCCACAACAGATACCGTAGAGGTTAAAGTTCTTGGTTTCCGTCCAGGTGAGCCCGAAGTACTTGATCCAGCTGATCAAGATGGATTAGGATTTACAGACGTTGATTATCAGCAGGGTGGAACTTATCAATACGAAGCAGCTGACTCGGATGGTTTTATAACAGTAGACGGCGTTCGTTTCTTTGATGTTGCTGGATTTACAACATCTCCTTCAGTATCTGTTGCTCAAGATTGGTTCGATCAGCAAGAAGTTAGAATTAATAGAAGTACAAGTGTAGGTTGGAATGCTTTAGCAAATCGCCCCAATACTACCTCTTTTGGTAGAAATAGAGGTGCAAGATTTGATGAAGTTCATGTTGTAGTATTTGATGCTACTGGAGAAGTCACCGGTAATGCTGGTACAATCCTTGAAAAAAATATTGGACTCTCAAAAGCAACCGATGCTGAATTCTCTGTAGGCTCTCCTTCTTATTGGAGAAAGTATATAGCTAATAATTCAGATTATGTATTTGCTGGTTCAGAACCTGTAGGCACAGTTCCTTGTGGTTTTGAAGAAGGTGCTGGTATTGGATTTAATACATCATTCGCTGGTGAGTGGGATCAGCAAGCTAGAAATGTAATTTTCAATGGTGTAGGTAATCCTGCAGCTGGTTTTGCTAATTCTACCACAAATACCCTTGAAGGTGGTAAGAATTATGATGGTGGCGAGGATTTAAATGTAGAAGGTGCTTTAAAAGTATCTGTCGGTGATGTAGCTGCTGGCTATGATAATTTTGAGTCTGACGATGAACTAGATGTAGATTTCCTACTAATGGGTTCTGCATCTTATAGTCCATTAGAAGCTCAAACATTAGCTAATAAACTAATTTCAATCGCAGAGCAAAGAAAAGATGCTTTAGCATTCATTTCACCTTACAGAGGTTCACAGGTAACTGACTCTGGTGCTGGAGCTTCTGTATCACTATCATCCGATGAAATTACTCAAAGAGTAGTTGACTTCTATTCAACAGTAGCATCTTCATCTTATGCTATTTTTGATAGTGGTTATAAGTATACATTTGACCGTTTTGCAGACAAGTTCCGCTTCATCCCATTAAATGGTGATATTGCTGGTTGCTGTGCTCGTACAGATCAAATTGCTTTCCCTTGGTTCTCACCTGCTGGTACAACTAGAGGTGCTGTTCTAAATGGAGCACGTTTAGCATATAACCCAACTCAACTTCAAAGAGACAGACTCTACTCTGCAAGAATCAACCCAGTTGTATTCGCAACAGACGTAGGCGGTATTGTTCTCTTTGGTGATAAGACTGGTTTAGCTGCTTCCTCCGCATTCGATAGAATCAACGTTCGTCGTTTATTCATCTTTATGGAAGAGGCAATTGGTGCAGCCGCTAAGGATCAGCTATTCGAATTCAACGATGAAGTTACAAGAACTAACTTTGTTAATATCGTTGAACCTTTCTTAAGAGACATTGAATCTAAGAGAGGCATCACAGATTTCGTTGTTGTCTGTGATGAAACAAACAATACTCCTGCCGTAATCGACAGGAATGAGTTTGTTGCTGATATCTTTGTTAAGCCCGCACGTTCTATCAACTTCATCGGTCTAACATTCGTTGCTACACGTAGCGGCGTTAGCTTCGATGAGATTGTAGGCAACGTTTAATTCACTACTACCTAACCCCATAAGGAGATAAAGACTAATGGCTAGTACAAGAGTACAGGTAGAGTCCCCAGTACTAAGGACTATCAGTGACTTCAAAGCGAAGCTAACGGGCGGCGGCGCTCGCCCTAATCTTTTTGAAGTTGTACTACAGTTCCCACTCTCGGCACCTACCGATACAGACACACTAGAAAAATCAAGATTTCTAGTAAAAGCAGCTGCTCTTCCTGCTTCTAACATCGCCAATATCGATGTTCCTTTCAGAGGAAGAATTCTAAAAGTTGCAGGTGATAGAACCTTCGATACATGGACAATTACAGTTCTAAATGATACTGACTTTGCAATCAGATCTGCTTTCGAAAACTGGATGAATACCATCAATAAGATGGAAGATGCAACCGGTACTCAAGACCCAGCAGAATATCAATCTGATGCTTATGTTTATCAGCTCGATAGAGATGGTTCTACTTTAAGAACATATCGTTTCCATGATGTTTACCCCACTAACATCTCAACAATTGACCTAAACTACGAAACAACTGATACTATTCAGGAGTTTACCGTAGAGATGCAGGTCCAGTGGTGGGAAGCCATCAGAGGCAGCGGTCCAAATGCAGGTGGTCAGGATATCTTCTGATTTCACTTCAAGTTCAGAGAGCCCCAACAGGGGCTCTTTTTTTATGCTAAATACTATATAATGGACTAAACGAACTTTTTAGAATGGCAGCCGGAAGAAGACTTTTTGGTTTTTCAATTGAAGATACAGACTTAGAACGCCCAGGTTCTATTAGCCCCGTACCTGAAAGTAATGCAGACGGGGTTGATTATTATGCTTCTGGTGGATTCGGTGGTTCTTATATTGATATTGAAGGCGTTTATAGAACTGAATATGATCTGATTCGTAGATATAGAGAAATGGCTCTATATCCAGAGGTTGATAGTGCAATTGAAGATATTGTAAATGAGGCTATTGTTAGTGATTTATATGAATCCCCAGTACAGGTTGAATTGAGCAATATTAATGCCAGTGAAAAGGTAAAAAAGATTATACGTCAGGAATTTAAATATATCAAGGATCTCCTTGATTTTGATAAAAGGTCTCATGAAATTTTTAGAAATTGGTATATTGATGGGAGACTACATTATTTAAAAGTAATTGACTTTGAAAAGCCTCAAGATGGAATAATGGATCTAAGATATATTGATCCTATGAAGATTAAATTTGTTCGTAAAATTAATAATAAAGCGGCTAATAATCCATTTGCATCAAAGATTTTAACAGTAAATAATACTGGAAATCAAATTCCAAATGCTAGAAATAATCAGTTTAGTTCTGATATTGATGAATATTATATCTATGATCCCAATGCTAATACTGCTAATTATGGTCCCACTTCCTATGGTTCAGGTGCTGGAACTGGCGGTCAAATAAGAATTGCTAAAGATTCAATCGCTTATTGTAATTCAGGATTGGTTGATAGAAATGCACAAACCACTCTATCATGGCTTCACAAAGCAATCAAGGCTGCTAACCAGCTTAGAATGATCGAAGATGCTCTTGTTATTTACAGATTATCAAGAGCTCCAGAACGTAGAATTTTTTATATTGATGTCGGCAATCTACCTAAAGTAAAGGCTGAGCAATATCTACATCAGGTAATGCAACGTTATAGAAATAAACTTACCTATAATTCATCTACTGGTGAGATGAAGCAGGATAAGAAAGTTCTATCAATGCTAGAAGATTTTTGGCTACCAAGGAGAGAAGGTGGTCGTGGAACTGAAATCACCACTCTTCCTGGTGGTCAAAATCTAGGTGAGATTACTGACCTAGAATACTTTAGAAATAAATTGTATGATGCACTTAATGTTCCTCGTTCTAGGGCTCCCGGCGGAAACGACGGTTTTAGTCTTGGTCGCTCTTCAGAAATTCTTCGTGATGAGCTTAAATTCTCTAAATTCGTAGCACGTTTAAGAAAGAGATTTTCTTCTTTATTCAACGATATGCTAAAGACACAGCTCATTCTTAAAAATGTAATTACACCTGGTGAATGGGAAGAAATTAAAGATAATATTCAATATGACTTTATCTACGATAATCATTTCGCAGAATTAAAAGAAACTGAAATTGAACAAGAAAGGCTCAACCTTCTTGCACAGGCAGAACCTTATATTGGTAAATACTATTCACAGCAATATGTAAGAACTAAAATTCTACGTCAAACTGATGCTGAAATGGAGGAAATGGATGAACAAATCGAACAGGAAATTAAGGATGGCAAAATCCCTGATCCCAATTCTATTGATCCTATCACTGGCGAGCCTTTGCCACCTGAAGGGGGAGACCCAGGGATGGAACCAGTGCAAGACGTTGAGGTGGACACTGAAACAGTAGAACTTCCTAAGGAAGGTGAGGGAGAAATTTAATTAGATAAATATTTTATATTTGTATTTTTGTTATGCCTAACGTCGTAGATAGTATCGCCTCTGGCGCAACTCCTTCTGATATTGCCCAAGAAATTAAAGATATTCTTTATGCAAAGGCAGCAGAAAGAGTTGATGATTATAGACAAGTAGCCGCATCTGCAATGTTTGATGGGGCTGAAGATGATACCACCGTTACCCAACCAGAAGAATGATTATCAAACCCCTCGCTGAAGAACAAGCTTTAGGTGAACTTGGTATTACTAGTGCTAGATTAGTTCGTTTAGTAAATACCACTGCTTCTTCTGAACTAGTTACTATCGCAAATGCACAACCTGTTTCTTTAACGATTGCTGGTAATACAGTTGAAATTGTTGAAAAGGAGGTCGGTGCAGTTGTAGGTGGTGCTGCTGAAGTTCTTGCTGTTCCCGTCGCTTTCACTAACTAAAATGAAACTAATCACAGAAGAAATTAACAAAGTAGAATTTATCGTTGAAGAAAAAGACGGTAAAAAGTCTATGTTCATTGAGGGCATTTTCCTTGTAGCTAACGAAAAAAACCGTAACAACAGAGTCTATAGAATAGAGACTCTTGAGCGTGAGGTAAAACGTTATATGAAGGAATATGTAGAAAAAGGTAGAGCTCTAGGTGAACTAGGTCATCCAGATGGTCCTACAGTAAACCTTGATAGAGTATCTCATAAAATTACTTCTTTACAAAGAGAAGGAAATAGATTTAGAGGTAAAGCCAAACTTCTAGAAACACCTATGGGTAAGATTGCAAAAAATCTTATTGAGGAGGGTGTAATTCTTGGTGTTTCTTCTCGTGGTGTTGGTAGCCTTTGTACTACTAAAGAAGGCTATAAGTTAGTAGGTGAAGACTTTATTCTAGCAACTGCTGCTGATATTGTAGCAGACCCCAGTGCTCCAGATGCTTTTGTACAAGGCATTATGGAAGGTAAAGAGTGGGTAATGGAAAACGGCATTCTTAGAGAATCTCAAGTTGATTCTGCAAAAAAACAGATAAATAAACTTGTTGAGAATAGAGAATATCAAGAAAAGAAAGTTGAACTTTTCCAAAATTTACTCTCTAATTTTTAAATTTAATAAATAACTGTAAGATTTATTGTTAAATCGTACACTCGTCGGTAGCAACTTAATTTACAAGACATGGAAAACGTAGTAACGAAAGGTGCTAAAGCTGCTGAGCCTATGGAAAAGGTTTCACCCAGCTCAACACCCGGACAAATGGTTCAGGATCTAGGTGGTCCTACTCCTGAAAACTATAAATATGATGACGACTCCGCCAAGCTAGATGCATCTGCTCCCCTCAAGCCTGTAAAGGATGTGGTAAACAAAGGTGCTAAGCCAGCTGATGGTATGGAGAAAGTCACTGCTGAACCTCCTCAAGGTGGTACTACTGATTCTCGCTCCTCTGGAGAGGGAATGGAAAAAGTAGATGCCAAGGTTCCTGGTCAATCCGGTAAGTATGACGGAAAGATGAAGGAAGAGGTTGAGGTAGAAGATGAAGAAATCGTTATTTCTGAAATTAATGTTGATGAAGATGTTACAGCTCTTCTAAATGGTGAAGGACTCTCTGAAGAGTTCGAAGCAAAAGCTCGCACTATTTTTGAAGCAGCTATTCGTAACAAAGTTGCTATCGTAAAAGAAGAGCTACAAGCTCAATATGAAGCGACACTATCTGAAGAGTTAGAGTCAATTCGTGATAACCTAAGTGAGCGTGTTGACGCTTATCTAGAGTACGTAGCTGATGAGTGGATGGCTGAAAATGCCATCGCCGTCGAACATGGTCTAAAGTCTGAAATTACAGAGAGCTTCCTCTCTGGTATGAAAGAACTTTTTGAAGCACATTATGTTTCTATCCCTGAAGAAAGATATGATGTTGTTGAATCCATGGTTGAAAAACTTGATGAAATGGAATCACAACTCAATGAGCAAATCGAGAGAAATGTTGCTCTTAATTCACGTCTAGCAGGTGCAACTGCTGGCAGCATCTTTTCTGAAGTTGCTGAAGGTCTAGCGATGACCCAACGTGATAAGCTTCAATCTCTTGCTGAGAATGTTGAGTTTGATAGTGAAGAAGGTTATCGTGAGAAGCTAGAGTCTCTAAAGGAAAGCTATTTCCCTAGCAGAACTACTGTCTCATCCAGAAATAGTGTAGAAGATTTAACTGAAGAAGTAGGACTTAATGAGTCCTATAGCGCCGATGTAACAGATACAATGGCTTCATATCTTCAGATTGCTAATCGTCTAAAGCCACTATCTGGCAATAAGTGAAATTCTTATTATTAAATCAAACTTTAATTTTTTCCCAAGAGGTTAAAACAAACAATGTACAATTCCGCTAATTCCGAACTACTACAGGAAAAGTGGGCTCCTATCCTTGACCACAATGGTCTAGGTGAGATCGCTGATCCCCACAAGAGAGCTGTAACTGCTCAGCTTCTTGAGAACCAAGAAGTAGCTCTACGTGAGCAAGCTCAATTCCTAGGTGAGCAACCCAACGTAAACACCCAATCTGGTCAGCAGCCTGGTGCTGGTGCTGGTGAGGCTGGTTTCTCTGCTGGTGCTAACGCCGAGGGTCCTGTTGCTGGTTTCGACCCCGTTCTAATCAGCCTCATTCGTCGTTCCATGCCTAACCTCATGGCTTACGACCTCTGTGGCGTTCAGCCAATGAACGGTCCTACCGGTCTAATCTTCGCAATGCGTAGCCGTAAGGACGGTCAGTTTGGCGATGAGACCTTCTACAATGAAGTCGATTCTGCCTTCTCTGGTCAGAATGCTTCTGGTACTGCTGGTCAGGGTAACTACTCTGGTCTAGTTGGTGCTGGTGCTACCGTTGGTTTCGGTACTACCGCCCAAGCAGGCAGCAACCCCGCTATCCTAAATCCAGGTTCTTTCCCCGCCGATAATCCTGCTGGTCAGGTCCAGTATAACGTCGGTCAGGGCATGGACACCTTCTCTGCTGAGTCACTTGGCGAAGCTGGTCAGGAGTTCAACGAAATGGGCTTCTCAATCGAGAAGATCACCGTAACAGCCAAGAGCCGCGCTCTAAAGGCTAACTATTCAATGGAACTCGCCCAAGACCTCAAGGCGATTCATGGTCTAAACGCCGAAGCTGAGCTAGCCAACATCCTTTCTGCTGAAATTCTTTCTGAAATCAACAGAGAAGTTGTTCGTACTATCTACAAGACAGCCGAATTCGGTGCTCAGGCTAACGTAGCAACTCCTGGTAACTTCAACCTTGATGTTGACTCCAATGGTCGCTGGTCTGTTGAGAAGTTCAAGGGTCTAATCTTCCAAATCGAGCGCGATGCCAACGCAATCGCACAAAGAACTCGTCGCGGGAAGGGCAACACAATCATCTGCTCTGCTGATGTAGCTTCTGCCCTAACCATGGCTGGTGTTCTCGATTACACCCCTGCTCTAAACGCCAACCTTAACGTTGACGACACCGGTAACACCTTCGCTGGTGTACTACAAGGTAAGTATCGCGTATACATCGATCCTTATGCTGCTAACGTAAGCAGCAACCAGTACTACGTTGTAGGTTATAAGGGTGCTTCCCCCTATGACGCTGGTCTATTCTATTGCCCCTATGTACCCCTACAGATGGTACGTAGCGTCGGTCAGGACACCTTCCAGCCCAGAATTGGCTTTAAGACCCGCTATGGTCTAATCGCCAATCCTTTCGCTGAGGGTCTAAACCAAGGTCTAGGTCGCCTAGTACCCAACAGCAACGTTTACTACAGACGTGTTCAGGTACAAAACCTAATGTGATCAATCTTCCGACGAGGATACGTCACAAGAGCCCTTCGGGGCTCTTTTTTTATGTTCGGTTAATGTTAAGAAATGTTTATAAATATTTCGAGCATTTATGCTATAATATTCACGTTACACAAATGGAGTGAACAAAACAATGATCCTTAAGACTATTGCTGCAGCTGCTCTAGCTGCTCCCCTACTAGCCAGTGGTGCTGTATCAGCTTCTGAAGTAGGTGTAGAAACCAAAGCTAATGGTGATGGCTTCTATGCAAACGTCAACAATGAAGCTGGTTGGAGAGGTGGTACTTTCGAAGGTGCCGTAACCGAATTCCACGTAGGCTATGACTACACAGTAAACGAGAAGGCTTCTGTATACCTACAGGGTGGTCCTGCTCTAGTATCTGTTGAGGGTGAAGGAACCGAAACTGAATTCTCTCTTGAGTTTGGTGGTGAGGTAGCTCTAGCCGATAAGCTTGATCTATATGGTGATATCAACTACATCACTGGTGATGAAGATGGCGTAGCCACTGAAGTTGGTCTTAAGTACAGCTTCTGATAGATAAATCAGCTTGAAAAGTTGATATGCACAGCCACCTTTTCAGGTGGCTTTTTTATTAAGTTTTATATTAAATGTTAGTGAACTCACACATTTCTCATATACATAATACAGCATTGAGGATAACTTAGCTATGAAATCTGTAATGTCTCGCAATGAGCTAGCAGGTTGGGATTATGAATCGATGAGTCATGATGAAAAACTTGCTAATTACTTTGAATGTTTAGTTGAATGTGATGAGTCGGCTCATGTATGCAAACGCATATGTAAAGAAGTCCTCACGCCGTCGTAGTATAAAAGGAGAAGAAAGCCCCGAAAGGGGCTTTTTTAATGCTAAATAGCATTAAAAGGTTAGAATGGCTCAGTATAGATTAGCACTTCCAAATCAACCAGCTGGTTATTTACCACAGTCAACCAACATCTTTGAAGTTGTAATGGTTGCTGATGAAAATGGGGTTATTCAAAATAATTTTGCTGGTTCTGGTGGCGTAGGTGATGAAAGAGATGGATTATCTGGTCCAGTAGCAAATATTATTATTCCAGCTGGAGAAGTTCCTGGATATAGCCATATCAATAAATTTGGGTATAGGGATAAATTTGCAAATAGTGCATATGAGACTATTTGGGATGGAAGTACTGCCTATCAATATCAAAGTGCTGCTAATGTATCAGCTGTAGCTGATGATTCTGCTGATGACGGTGGTACAGTATCTGTTCAAGGTTTAGATCAAAATTATAATTTAATCGAAGAAACTATCACTATTGGAGGGACAGCAAGTTCAAATCAATTTGTTAGAGTATTCAGAGCTATTCTTCTTACTGCTGGTGCAGGATTAGATACGAATAAGGATGAAGTAAGGATTAAAAATAATTCAACAGATGTAGCTATTATTTTAGCCGGTGCTGGTCAAACTTTAATGTCTCTTTATACTGTACCAGCTGGTAAAACTGCATATTTAGTTAAATTTCAAGGATCA